TGAGCAGCTAACATAGCTTCATAAGCTGCTATTACTTCTGGTGTGTGTACCGCATTGCAGATAGCAATGGTTTCAGCAGGTTCACCTGTTGTGTCATCACCTGGTGCGATTACGTGTCTGTTAAATGTTTTACCACCAATCACTTCACCAGTTACATCGTCTTGAACATATACTGCGTGTCTGCATTGAACCATCTTGTTGATACCTACAATTTCTGTCTTGTCTAACTCTGATATTCTTACTAAAGCCATTTTGACTCTCCTGTGTTGTTATAAATGTCTGACCTAAAATCCATTTAGGTTAATTAAGCTGTGGGATACACTATACTAAATCCAATTAAGGCACTGGCAGATGGGGAGGCAATATATTCTACATCGTAGAAGGATCCACCCGCCAAATCGTGCGTATAAAAACGAAGAAGAGAAGTATTCTTAGCAAGACGCGCTATTGAATCTACATTATCTGACGATTGGTTTAATATACCTCTGCTTAATGATGTAGTTCCACTAGAGGCATCATTAGTATTCGCGTGAGTGAATGGTAGTCCCGATATTCGTACTTGTCCAGAAGCACCCGATGCATTTAAACTCCACTGTTCACAATTAACAGTAACCATCCCCCCAACTTTTACGTAATGCCCTGTAATTGACTGCGTGGTGGTTGGATTAGTAGTTCCGCCTTCAAGTGTACCAGTCCAAGTACCAGTCTCATAGTCATCTAAGGCATTAGCTGCTGCTGTGTCACCGTTGAATGTTATGCCTCCATCAGACGGGAATCTTACCTTTTCAATAAGCGAAGAACTTGGGTAAGAACGATTAGAAAATACAATATCACCGCCTGTGCTATAAGCATTTGTTGGGTGTGTCTTTGCCTCAATCATTGCGGTTACAGCTGGTCCAGAGTTAGAAGTATCACCATTAAAGAACTCAAGTGTGCCAAACGCTGTGTCTGTACCAATATTGTCTGTATCTGTACCTACCCTTATAACGCCACCAGAGGAGTCTTTAACATCAAGATTAGCATCTGGACTACTCGTACCAATACCTACATTCTCACTAGCATCAATAGTAATGGCAGTCGCATCAGCACTTGAATTATCAATACCTTTTAATAAGTTTGCTTGCGTAATCTTCTTGCTCGTTCCACTATCATTAACAACTAATTCTTCTGCTCCATCTGGTGCGGTTAATGCGGTTAATTCACTAATTTTCTTGTCTGACATAATTCTTCCTAATTTATTATCGGTTTAATAAGTTGTGGTAATCATATCACATAATTACCGTCTGTGTTTCTAAAGTGCGTTTCGCAATATTCCCTTGTTGAGATTTGTACTAATCCGCTTTGATCTGTTTCAACAGATAGAATAACAAACTCCCTATCTCTATCAAGTAAATCAGATTGTATAGTAATAACATCGCCCACTTCTAAATGGGCGTTCTTAACAGTCGTGGCGAATGATAATGCCAATGGTGTTTGTTTCAGCCTATATAAAGCCGTACCATCTCCAGTACCAGCACCAGTTGCTGTGAATACCGTGCCAACATTGTTATCAGCAGAGCCAATTAACGTAAAGTCAGTCGTGCCAGCAGTCTTGATTGCGTAGATTTTACCAATAACAAACTCGCCACCATTATGTAAACCCTCACTATAACGCATTGTATTTAAGGCAATTTGCGTTAATTCTTTAGCTTGAGCGGTATTAGTAACACCTTTAACATCAAGAATTTTCTCAATGGTTTGACCATCCCACGTTTGTAAATCAGTATCTTCAACCATTACTTGTGCTGATAGCCAGTTGTCTTGTGGATTGATATATTTGAATATAATCTTGTTAGCTATCTCAGTATTACCACGCATTGAAACGCTTAATGAATTACTAATAAAATCATCATCATCTAAAATATCGTCAATAGCTGTTTCTTTGCTGTTTACTTTTAACTTCCATTGTGTGCCAGAATGAACAATCTGACCTCTAAACGTGCCTAATACATCTTGAATAACTGATTGAATATTAGCTTGTTGAACGACTGCTAAATTACACGTCCATTCATTATCCTCGCAAATCTGTTTAGCATCCCATATTGACGAATAATCAATATCAGCATCAGCAATAGACAAGGTATCACGCAACAAATCTAAGATAATCTCGGCTGGGTTGTTTGAATATATCGGGTTTGTATAGTAAGTAGTCGCACTGGCTAACACTCTTATCTTCTTACCCTTTAACTCAACGGTTAAATTATCAAACTCAGTATTCTTATTGTCTTGAGCATCAAATACTTGGTGAACAGCTAAATATGCCACATCTTTTGGAACTTCAATTACCGAGTTGATGTTAGTATTGATTTTGAAGCTGTAAATTCTTAACTGCTTTGATGATAAATTGCCATTATCTAAAACTTCCCATAATGCGTCAAACTGTATGCGCCAATATCTATGAGTTTCAGCGTGATCTACATTAATTGTAATTATTTCGTCTTTGCTAAATGAATAGTCATCACCAGAATTAGCATTAGTCCACGTTGTATTATTATCTGAATATTGAATCGTCCAGCTTGTACCAACCTCACGCCCAGTATCTACGTTGTGAGCCAGTGTAAGCTCCATTGACGAGGCATAAGCAGTAGCACCCATATCAATACTCACATATTCACCAAGACCGTTAGAATTAGACGTTAACCAATATGTAGCGTCATCATCATCAAGTAGATTATCTCTATTAGCTGAAGTATCACCAGTTGATAAGGTTAAATTAGCCTCGCCAACTGAATATCCAGTGATCGTTGTAAATGCGTCATTAGCATATGTGTTGTCTTTGACGAACTCAATATCATTAATCGGCTCACGCACTGTATTAGCATTGTGCCATTGCAAGTGTGTATATTCATTTGCGTACCTATCGGAATAAGTACCAGATACATCTAATGTCTTATCATTGGCATAAATCTTTAATACATCTTCAATGGTGTGACCAGTAAGCGCAATAATTGACCAGTAATCACGATTGTAGCCATTTGCAGAATTATCATTATTAACAGCGCTATTAGTTGTTTGCCAAATGATATTTCCCGCAAGTCTATTTTCACCATAGACAATTGATACTGGTGAATAATTATCCTTGGTTGTCTTTAGCTTTTGACCAGCGTATGAATCAGAGCCAAACATATCACCCATTGATGGTGCTAATGCCGAGCCAGATATAGAAGCGCCGACTAATGTAATCGCACCAACTGTTAAATAATAAGCAGCACCAGCAGTAGCGCCACTTAATAGAGTTGTTGCTAATGTTGGCGCATAAAATACTAATGCTATTCCAGCAATAGCTTTGAAAATGTTACCTATACCCATATTAACCCCTTATTAAACAATATTCTGTCTGCCCCAGTAAACCATATCGCTCATAGCGCCAACAATAGATGTAAATTCATTTTGATTATACGTTCTTGATGGGTATGGTTTGTTCCAATGAACAAACGGCGTTGTTAGTGTAGCCGTTAATGCTTGTTCAGTCGCACTAAATGTATCAATTACGCCATTAAATAGATAATAAGCATCAGTAGTTTGAGCAGTAATAAAATCGTCCATATGAATGTAAGGATAATTATTAATATCTTCAGAATGAATAATACCGTAATCATAATAATCAGCGCCATCGCTTTGAGCATTGGGCGTATAGATAAATCTAATAATTCGTGCCTTATTGTTTCGCCATTCAGATGCTAATGCTTCCCTTGTTAGTTCACCATTAATATTATCAATGGATAAGCTTACCGAGTCAGATGACATACTAAAATCTTCATTCAATCTATCAAACGTAATAGACAAAGGCGTGTAATCATTAGTATTGTATTTAACAAACATTTCGTGGTCAGTAAATCTAAGCACCTCATCTAAATTACCCTCAAAATCATACATATCAAATTCAAACAAGTGAATGATAGCAAACGCATCATCAGACCTTACATAATTACTTAAATTTTTACTCATAATACCTCTACAATATCTGCTCTACAAGAATACAAGCCGTTTATATTTCTATCATATTTAAACGAATCTTTCATAAATATAGCTTTAGTAATAGCGCCCGCACCCTCAGTAATTAGCTTATCGCCAGCTTCAGTTGTTATAAAATAACCAGCTTCAGTTTTTAAATACTCAGTCAATATAACGCCACTATCTGGCATACCGAAGTCACTCATAATGCCACCACGCATACGATAGAACTTCAGCAATGCTAAGAATACAGTTTCAGATAATAACCACGATAACGTCCATTTCTTACGCAGTCCACCCCTATCTTTAATGTGTCTGGCTGATTGTCCAATATTAGAAAATAATGACGTTGATAGATACTCATAGTTCACTTGATACGGCGTTGCTGTTTCCATTAACGTAATGAATCCTGTGTCAGCTGTTGTTACTGGTGAATAGCTTGATGCTTGAGTAAATAAGTCTTGATATTCTGGATAATCAAAGAACACGCTTGATATTAGCTTGATCGTGCCAGTATATTTTAAATCAACACGAACAGAGAATTTAAACTCTCTAAAGGCATAAGTTGAAGCGTTAGAGCCTGCTATATATTTATATCTTGCGTCTATTTCTGATAGTGTTTCTTGGCTTGTATTAGATAATTCAAACGTATTAGAATGATTTATTTCATAAGCTGACTTAAGATTATCAAATTTAGTCTTATCAATGTTCTTATAACTGATCGTTAATTCAATTGATGGAAGTGTGTTTCTGACAACTCGTTGGTTTTTGCCAGAGTTAAATTGAAGCGCGTTACCTTGCTTCATAAATTCTTCGACTTGAATATGGCTGTGACCATTAAGCAAGTCAGACGATAAATTAGTTAATGCCATTAGATAGTCTGTTTGATAGTTCTACGCACTGAACCATTCGTAGCCAAAGATGAATTGATGATACCCTCAATCGTGCTTCTATTATTTACAAGATAACTATTGAATGATGAAGCGTCAATTGCTTGAACATTAAAGTTAATCTCAGCAGTTGTAACATTGCCACCACCACCAACAGACATACCAGCATTCATAGCTTCAATAGCACCTCTATTCTTAGCAGCGCCACCACGGTTAATGACAGCTTCACCCACTTGTAGCTTGGCTAATCGTTCATCGCTTCTAACGCCAGTATGGAATGATGGTATTCTCGTTGAACCAATAGCGCCACCAGTATGCTTAACTTCAGTCGTTCCAGTATGGGCAGGCAATAGACTACCAATTAGACCAACAACAACTTTTTTAGCTTGAATTCTTATTAAGTCAGCAAGTATTGAGCGCGCCATATCTTTAAATGATACCTTCACCCCCATTGCCATATTAACAAAAGCATCTTCAAGACCCTTTGCCGTTTTTAATCCAACCTTTTGTAGTTCTTGTTGCTCTTTTCCAGCACCTTTATTTATATTTATATATTCCTCAAGACCTTGAGATGCTGACAGCCAAGCGTCGGTTTCTTGGTCGCCTAATGTGACAACAATAGCGCCACTATCTTTGTAATCTTGTTTTAATTTTGCTAATTCTACTCTATATTGCTTTAGGTTAGCTTGTATATCTTCATCAAACAAACCGTCCACCCAATCGCCAAATTGTAGCAATGATGAATCCCCCATAGCTTTTGACGCATCTTCAAGTAATTTAATTTGATCTTCAAGCCACGTAATACGCTCTTCATCAGTTACATCAGCAAATATTTGACCAAAGCCCTTTATATCTTGAGATACACCCCTAAAACCTAATGACACATCAGACAATCTTGCTGTTATTCCAGCAAATAATCCAGATTCAGAGCCTAATTCAAGCGCTTGATCACCAAGCCTTTCAAGTTCATCACCGTATTGATTAGCTAATTGCACTGACTCACCCCACGGTGTATCTGCTAATGCTTTTGCTTGACCTTTCATCAGCTTAGAAACTGCTTTAATTACATCGCCACTCTTTAGTTGCGCTTTAGAAAATTCGCCAATAGATGGAATGGTACGTTTAATCGTACCTAATTGACCAGATAAAGTCATAGTTAGTTCACGGACAGCACTTGGAACGTCTTTTCCAAAGGCTGTGGCGTAATCCATAGCGGTTTCAATCAATTCTTTGGTTTTATCATCTGATAATCCCATAGTTTTTAGCATTGCCACTTGCTGTAACGTCATTTCATCACCATAAATAGTGACTGATTGAAGTTCTGAAGCGTAATCTTTCCACATATCCAATGTGGCTTCACCTTGTTTAGCGTTTAATTTAAGCGCATTATTAAGCGCCAGTTCTGCTTTGAGTTGCACTGCGTGTGCTTCAGTAGCTTTCTTCAGAGCAACAGTTACACCAGTAACCGCAAGACCAACTTTTATCCAAGAAGCACGCATTTTTGCGCCAGTTGATTCAGTTGTGTTGCCTAATTTCTTAGTTTTCTTGTCAACCTTGTCAATTGAGCGTTCAGCTGGTCTACCCTTAGCAATAATCTCAATTTCAATCTGTTTTT